TCACTCAGACTTTGGGTGAGACTTTGATTTCGGCCAACACAATGCTCGCGCAAGTTACTGGCTTACTTAAGGCAGTACATGCGTTCCGTCGAAAAGATTGGAAAGCGGTCCGTCGCCATCTGGGAGTTGATCGTGGTATCTCTACGATCGATACGCTCTCTGGTGGTTGGCTCGCTTGGCGCTTTGGCTGGGAGCCTCTACTGTTAGATATCATCAACCACAGGGAAGCTATCATGCTTTCCTTAACGGCTGATGCACCTCTGTTGACCGCGAGGTCGACAGTGTTTGACAGTATAGATCCCAATAGCCTCATGCAACATCCCAATCTCGGAATGGATGGACAAATCGATAGAATTGTTGAGTACAAGGCCTCGTTCACGATCTCTGATGAAAGTGCGCAAGGTCTCAATCAACTTGGTTTGTCCAACCCTCTGGCTTCTGCCTGGGAATTCATCCCCTACTCTTTTGTAGTGGACTGGTTCACTGGCATGGGTCAGTTTCTTTGGCATCTCTCTGCTGATCATGGCGTAAAGTACCTTCATGGTTACTCTATCGTTATGACCAAGCATGACTATCAGATCGTAGATCGACAAATGATATTTTCGAAATTCGGTCCGGGTAGTCGATGCCATGGTAAAGCGTTTGAACGTCGTGTTCATTCTACTTTGCCAATACCCAGCCCAAGGATGACCCTTGGATTGGATCGCAACAAGGTGCAGGTTCTTCTTGCACTGATAAACCAAAGGGCTTAACATGCCTAATTTCACTGCACTCACGCTCACTGATCGTGGTGCCGTTACCCACCTGTTCAACCCGAGGGTTGAAGAGGCAAATGGAGTGTTCCGGTTTACCAAAGCCGGCGCCAACGGTGTTCCCGTTGGTGAGTCTCACCTCCGTGTCTCGCTTCGCGAGACTCCGGCCACCTATAAGGTCCGGTTGAAGCTTGATATCCCGGTTGTTCAAACCGAGACTATCAATGGGATTGACAATCCCAAAGTCGTGCGAAATGGCGTGGCAGATGTCACGTTTACCTTCGCGCGTACGTCGAGTACTGCTGAGCGGGAATTGATCGTTGGCCTTCTGGCCAATGCATTGCTTGCCACTCAGACAAACCTCGACTCGGTGATCACTGACCTTGAGAACTTCGCATAAAGCGAGTTTTGTTAAAGGTAGGACTAGTTCTCTTAATCATAGTGATTAAGCTAGTTCTATTGGTCCCTTCACTTGGAATGGACCAGCCAGTTCTGGACTCTTTCTTTATCCAGATACTATCGATGTTTCTGACATCGATATAGATCACCCTTCTTCACCTACTATCTCTAGAGGAGAGAATGAATGCGTACGTTTGACTTTATTCGGAGTGTAAAACACTCGAGTACTTCAACCAGAAGAACCATTTGGACCCTGTTGGCATCTGATGCCAATTCAATACGTGACCCCCTTAAGTTCGACTTCGAACTTTCGTGGATTCGTCACGTAGGAGATACTAAGGACTGTTCCTTGTATCTCAAACGATCGATTGACCCCGGAAAGTCTGTGACTCTCCGGTTCTGCAAATTACCTATTTGCGGGAGTGATCTCAATCGTTTTGAAGTCGTTTCTGAATTCAAAACTTCGTTAAGTGAATACCGTTCCATCATACAGATGGCCGTTATATTCGCTGAACTGGGTGATGAATACCATGGCGACTAGTCGTAAGGATCCAAACTTCTTCCCGGAGAAAATTGGTGTAGCTTTTCAGAACGAGTTGATTGATCTTGTTGATCAATTAGCTCAATCTGGAGGCTTTAAAGAGGTTTACCTCAAGAGTGAGATCCTCTCTAAATACTGTGATTCTTTCACGGTATCACCAATCTTGCGACGCCAAGCAGCTATTAAGAAGTGGCTGCTTGCAGAAGACAGAAATCGCAAGACCAATCAACGTGTTCCTTTTGGGGAAGACCTTGGTTGGTGCCATACTGATATTCTCATTGCGAAAGCAAGAAAGACTATCAGTAGGGTCCTAGGCCCTATTGTAGCTGCTGATGCACTTTGCATTAGCAGTCATACTAACGGGGCCTCTACTAGGTTGCGACGCAGTGAAATCACTGCTATTCTGAAGCACTCTGGAAAAGCACATGGTACCGAGACTGCTCGGTTGCAATGGTCCCTTCTCGTATCAGATACGAGATTAAGAGGCCAAACAACTGAAACAGTTTTGGGTAGCGAACTTTTCACCGTCGAGAAGAAAACAGACATTGATCGCGTAGCTTGTAAAGAGCCCGAGATCAACCTTTTTCTTCAACGGGGTGTGGGTAACCACATTCGACGCCGACTTAAGAGTCAGTGTGGAATTGATCTTAACGATCAGACCCGTAACCAGGAGCTTGCTAGACTTGCTGTTGATAGGGGCCTTGCCACTATCGATTTGTCAAGTGCTAGTGATTCCATTTCTAAGGTAATAGTTCAAGAACTATTACCGGTGGAGTGGTGGTACTATCTCGATGAAATCCGCGTTCCATTTACGCAAGTAGATGGGGTGTGGCATGACCTCGAGATGTTTTCCTCCATGGGTAACGGTTTTACCTTTGAACTTGAGAGTCTCATATTCTACGCGTTGACACGTGCAGTCTGTGAGCTCTCAGGAAACAAAGGCGAGATCAGTGTTTATGGGGATGACATAGTCGCTCCTTCTTCTGTGGTTCCTCGTCTTTCGAGAGTCTTCAATTGGTTTGGCTTCACAGTCAACCTTTCGAAGTCTTTTTGGACCGGGGAATTTCGGGAGTCTTGTGGAAAACATTTCCACAAGGGTATCGATGTCAGCCCGTTTTACTTACGGGCTCCTATATCAGGGAAGACGGATGTTATTCGTCTTCTGAACCGTCTGATGGAATGGAGTTCCCGCGATTGGGGTTTCATCTGTGACAGTAGTGTCGCAGTGTTTCACCAAAAGTGGTCAGCTCGTATCCCTCAGCATTTGTGGGGAGGTCAGGACCCCGACGATGTCACATCGTTGGTTACTGGTTCTCCTCCACAGATGAGGCTCATAAGAAAACCCAGGGGTATCGGGGACCTACTTCGGTCCTTTGGGTGTTCCTTAGCTGATTTTGAGAATTGCCGCCTTGATCGGTGGTTGACTCTCAAAGAGGTAACTTTAGAGGAAGCTCTAAAGTTAGACCCAACCATTCAAACTGCTTACATGTTAGTGAAGCAGCCCGAGTGGTTAGTTCGCACATCATGGACACCTTACTTGGTGTTCCCAGATGCGACCTATCCTGGCTAG